GGGCTAGTCCAGGTGTTTAGATCGGCTGCGCTGGGTGGATCGGCTGCGCTGGGTGGATCGGCTGCGCTGGGTGGATCGGCTGCGCTGGGTGGATCGGCTGCGCTGGTCCATGGTCCAAGGATCCTCGACATCGATCAAAACTAAGAAACCGCAGAAAACCGCCATTTTTTCCAAAATCGCCAAACCCCCCCGCCAGTGGCACACCTTGACCTTGTTTGTCACAAATAAAGCTATGCAAAACTGAATCGGTTATTTATAGTGCCTAAGTTAGGAGTTATCCCATGAAAACAATTGTCCACGTTAATCAACACATAGTGAAAAAAAATACAAAAACAGGTAGCCGTGAGCCGGTATTAACGGTAAAAACTTATAAGTCCAATGACTACGCTCACGAAGTCGTGATCAAGGGTCCCTCTAGGGTTGTTCACAGCCCTGATAAGCCTTTGTCCTGTGGAGCGCGGGTTTGGATAGAAACTGAGGGAGAAGTTGAGGTGAAAAAATTTTTATAAAAATTTTATACTTTTCGATGTTTCACGTGAAACATTATAGGATAAGGACATAAAGTTATGAATAAAGTAGTATGCAAAAACTGTGGGCACGAATCCCATTGTGGGGTCCCTCTTAGGAAAAACATTAGTGACTCTACCAACGCTTCATGGACCAATGTTGAAGTTTGTAAAAACTGTCGTTGTTTAAAATGTGAAACAAAAATGGATTTTGGATAAATGCTACGTGCAGAAACCCCTGAGATAGAAGAGCGCCGTTTAAAGTTACAATTACGATTAGCCCAGCTTGAAGAAGTAAAAACGTGTCAAGATGATTTCTTAGCTTACGTGAAAAAAGTCTGGCCTGAGTTTATTGTAGGCGCTCACCATAGAATGATAGCAAAAAAGTTTGAAGACATAGCAACAGGTAAAAATAAACGCCTTATAATTAACATGCCTCCAAGACACACTAAGTCAGAATTTGCCAGCTATCTTCTTCCTTCATGGATCATTGGCCGTGCACCAAAGACCAAGATCATTCAAACAACACACACGGCTGAACTTGCTGTTAACTTTGGCCGTAAGGTACGAAACCTTCTGGATACAGATATGTACCAGTCTATTTTTGAAAAAGTAGAACTACAGGCTGACAGTAAAGCCGCGGGACGATGGTCCACGAACCATGGCGGGGAGTACTTTGCTGCGGGTGTTGGTGGTGCCATTACAGGTCGGGGTGCTGATTTGTTGATTATTGACGATCCGCATTCAGAGCAGGACGCACTTTCTGAAACAGCTATGGAACATGCCTATGAGTGGTACACTTCGGGTCCCCGGCAAAGACTTCAACCGGGAGGGGCTATTGTTATTGTTATGACGCGGTGGTCTTTGAAGGATCTCACTGCAAAAGTAATCAAGGCCCAAGGCTATGCGGACCATTCAGATAAGTGGGAGATAGTGGAGTTCCCTGCTATCATGCCTTCTGGAAAAGCTTGCTGGCCTGAGTACTGGGACGTTAACGAGTTGGAAGGGGTCAAAGCTTCTTTGTCTGTAGGTAAGTGGAATGCTCAGTGGCAGCAGAACCCTACTTCAGAAGAAGGTGCTATTATTAAGAAGGAGTGGTGGAATATTTGGGAAGAGGATGAGGTTCCGCAGCTTGAATATATAATACAAAGTTATGACACGGCGTTTAGTAAGAAGGAGACGGCTGACTACTCTGCTATAACAACGTGGGGAGTATTTTATCCAAAAGAAGAGGGTCCCGCTAATCTTATACTTCTGGATTGCAAAAAAGGCAGGTGGGATTTTCCTGAATTAAAAATAGAGGCTATGGAACAATACAAGTTTTGGGAGCCTGAAACCGTTATTATAGAGGCAAAAGCATCTGGAACACCCCTAACTCAAGAATTGAGGCAGTTAGGAATTCCTGTTGTTAACTTTACACCGAGCAAAGGAAACGATAAGATAACACGAGTCCATTCCGTATCTCCTCTTTTTGAAAGCGGGATGATATGGGCACCGGATGAACGTTGGGCAGATGAAGTCATTGAAGAATGTGCAGCTTTCCCAAATGGGGATTACGATGACTTAGTTGATAGCACCACGCAAGCCTTGATGAGGTATCGCCAAGGTAACTTTGTACAATTACCGAGTGATGACTGGATGGATTCAGAACCATCTACAGAGATACGGACTTATTATGGCTGATGAACCCAAACAACCCTCTACTGTTTTTCAAGATGACTTTCTTGATTGGGCCTCTAGGAATGATCAGCAAAGTCCTCCCCCTGCTGAGGTATCCCCAAATGATGCTTTAATACTTCCTTGCGGAGGAACAAAGGATCCCGCCTCATGTGCCATGGAAGCTTACAAGAGATACGTTGGTCCTACGTGGAACGAAACACGTAAAGCTTTAGGAGGAGAAGGTTTTCCTCGTTATCAGGACAAATCTCAAAACATACCGCAAGCCCTTAAAAACATGGGTGTTGATATGTACGTTTTATCTGCGGAGTACGGTTTAATACCCGCAGACACTCTTATAGAAAATTATGACCGGAGAATGACCCCTGATAGAAGAGAAGAGATTAAAGCTGACAAAAACCTTAGCCAAACTATATCCGACACTCTTTCCAAGTATAACCCTGAGAAGATTCATTTAGGTACTCCTAAAGATTACACCAAGCTTATTACGGATGTCATGGGAAAGAACTATCAATCTGTTTTTCCGGAAGGCTCTGGTCAGGGAAGCCAGAAGAAAGGCATAGTAGATTTTTTAAAGCTTAGGCTTCTGAAAGATGTAACCAAGGCCACCGGACAAGAACTTATTCCTTTTGGAGAAGACCCTGGACAAATTACCTTACCTATGGGTGAAAAGAAATCTAAGGAAGGTGTAGCATCAAAGATGTGGAAAGGTATTGGATCCCTTGCGAGGCAAAGAGTTCCTATAATGGAAATAATAAGTGCTGCTCAAGGCACTTGGAATCAGATGGATCCTAAGACCCAACAAGAAATAACAAATTTTATGCAAACACCATTCTACGAGTTACTTGGAATGGAAAAAGAAGGGATTGATTATTTCAGGGGCTTGGTAGGTTTGCCGCCCGGTGGCATTACTGATGTAGTTGACGATCCGATGGGTGATATGTCGAGGCAGTTAGACCTTGTAAAAGACACAGTTCTTGAAGAAGATTATCAACTAGAGAAAATGTATCTTGACCTAAAACTTACTCCCGAAGATCGAGAAGATGTTCAAAATATAAAAAAATTAAATAAAGGTTTAACCGAGCTTGAGTCTTTAAATCTGTGGCGCAGAAGACAACCATCGGTGGTTCGAGATTTTTCAGGAAATGCATTTCCTAATCCTCAAGAACTGTCCCACGAAGAGTGGCAAAGAACTGCTCCGAAAAAGGAACTTGATAAGTTTACAAAAGACAAAGTTAAGAATGAAGGCATAGGTGGGCTGTTTGATTTTGACTTTGGAGAAGGCTCTTCGGGTGCCCAAAGAAAGAAGCAGTTAGAAGATTTTGAACGCCGCAGAAGGCAAGGTATTATGGCTAAGGCAGAAAATCCTGTTGAGACTAAGCAAGTTAAACGTTTCGGACAAACAGTAGACAAGCAATATAAGCTACCTAGTGACCCCTTGTTTGAGGTTTCAAATGTTGATTTAGAAGAAAGTATTAGGCCAAGAGGTGGTCGGACTTCAAAAAACTATAAGTATCGTGAGCTAATGGGTGACGATCCAAAACTCTTATCAGAAAACCTTCCTCGCGGTTACTCTGAAAAAGATTTAGAATGGTTAAGGGAAAAAGGACTTACTTATGAACAAGGACCTAAAGCAGTGAAACCTGAACAAGCTGGTTATTTAACCGTGGACCGTCCTGTTGAAAAACCTGAGTATGATTACACTCCGGCAGGTCAGTACAAAATGGAAACTAATAGTCTTGAAGGTTCTTTTTTAAAGCAGGGTAAAGGTGATGAACTTGGTATAAAATACGCCCCGCATAAAGACGAAGGAAGGCCTGATAACCCCATAGTTTTTCTTGAAAGCAGTACTAAAATAAAAGACAATCTTTTAGAAAAAGCAGAACGCGGTGAACTGTACCGCGCAAAAAACACGGGTGCTAAGAGTATTTATTCAAAAGAATATATGAATATTCCTGCTCTTAAAAAAGAAGCCCAAGAATTAATATCTTATCAAGAGGGTGTTATAGATTCATACAAAAGAAATCTTAAAAATATTGATGAACGACTTGAACGGATGACAACTAATCCAACTCTTTACGGCCTTGATTTAACTGAAGTTGAAGATGATATAAAGGCTTACAAGAACTTCTCAATTCCTAATATAAATAAAAGAGTAGGTGATCTTGGTGACGAAGTGGAACATTTACAAAGGTTTATTAACGGTGAGAGTATATATACCAAAAAAATGTATGATGAGGATAGTATAAAACAACGTGCCGAACTGGAAGCGGCTGGCGTAGAAATTATACCTTTTCATAAAAGAAACTCTAATCTTATTAGCTACCGTCAAGGACTAAGGAAATTTTTAAGTGGGATGAAAGGTCATAACCAAGGCCCACCTATGGATGAAGATTCTGAATTTCCAAAGACACATAACCAAGGCCCACCTATGGATGAAGAAGATCAGGGGGTTAAGGTAAAACTTAGAGGAATGTCAAAGGAGCCAAACCCCTTTATTGAATCTGTGGCTTCTGTTTATCCAGAAGAATCTCTTCCTTTTGGCGAAAATAAATTAGGTGAAGGTACTAGTAGATTTAATTTTAATGATAAAGGATGGGTTACATTAAGAAAAACAGAAAGCCCAAACACAGCCAAAATCGAATCCATACAAGCTTTTGAACCGGGTAAAGGCTTTGGAAATGAGGTGATGCAGGCTCTTGTTAAAAAAGCTGATGAAACGGGTGTTACTTTAACAGGTAATGTAGAGCCTTTTGGAAATGAGGAGAGGATGAGTAAAGAGCAGTTAGAGGAATTTTACAAGAGATTTGGCTTTCAGGTTTATGAAGAGGGTGACATAACGAGAGCTGTTCGGCTCGTTCCTGTAAAAGTAAAACTACAAGGCTTTAAAAGGAAGTACTAAATTAACACTTTTTATAATGGAAAGAGAATGCTATGGTAGAACAGGAAATTATTTATGATCATGTTTGTTCGAGATGCGGGTGTAATAAACCGAAGGTCGAGGTACATGGTCACTATCAGTGCGCCGACTGCAAATGTGTTACTGACGAATGTTGCCAAGGTGAACGGACCACGGCCCAATGACCATTAGGAGATCTTAAAATGGCTGATACAATGATGGAAAGGCTTAGCAATTATTTTGGGGGGGACCCTGATGCTGATCGAGGCCCTTTTTTAGACCCCGGACCGTTAGGTGGTATGGAGGATTTTAAACAATCTTTTCGTAATATGGTTGCTATGAATGATCCGGAAGCTTTAAGAGAATTCATCAGGGCTTCCATGGGGGACATGATGACGATAGCACAGGACGACCCAGCTTTTGCTGCTGAGTTCTACAAAGCAGCCAATATGTTTCCAGAGACAATGGAAATGTTACCACCTTCTCTTAGAACTCCGGACATGGATGAAGTTCGAGGTAATATGGGACGCATGTCCGGCATGGATGCTGCGGGAGGCCTCACCACTACGGTTGCCCCAAACTTCGGTCCTCAATTTCTACCCGGTGAAGACAATGGTCCTTTTGACAGGGATCTTTCCGCAGGTACAGAAGGTGGGTATGGTATGGAACCAATGCCTATGGAGTACGCTTCTGGAGGTTATGTAAATAAACCTATGGAATATGCTTACGGTGGTTATGTTAATAAGCCAAGAGCCATGGGCCATGGTGGGTATGTTCAAGGATCTAGTATGGACATGGCAGAGAAAGAAAATGTAAGACCTGTTAATCGTACTTTATCAACGGCTCTTTCCCCAACCTTATCCATAAAACTTTTTGGGTAATCTTAAATAATAGGAGATTTGTATGGCTGATCAGAGGCTTCCTAAAAGTAACTTTGGCACGGCTTCTTTAGTTGACCGCAGGGATTCTATTCCGGAAGTTCCTCTTGATATAGAAGAAGGCGCAGAAATAGATCTTCAAGAAGAGATGCCGAGTGGGGAAGACGTTAACATACAAATGGAAGAAGACGGCGGCGTTGTAGTTGATTTTAATCCTGTTTCTATGGATGATCGTCCAGACATTGGCTTCTATGATAATATTGCAGAATCCTTATCAGAAGGTGAGTTATCAAGTATTTCTTCGGACCTTCTTGGAGAATATGAAAACAATAAAGGTGGAAGAAAAGATTGGGAAGAAGCTTACAGTAAAGGTTTGGAACTTCTTGGTTTTAAGTATGAAGAAAGAGTAGAGCCTTTTAAAGGAGCAAGTGGTGTAACACATCCTCTTTTAGCTGAAGCTGTAACACAATTTCAAGCTCAGGCTTTTGGAGAACTTTTACCTGCTGGTGGTCCGGTTCGAACGGAGATTGTTGGTCGGATAACTCCTGATACAGAAGATCAAGCAGAGCGGGTTCGTCATTACATGAACTACCAGCTTACTTGTATAATGAATGAGTACACACCTGAATTTGATCAGATGTTATTTTACCTACCTCTTGCAGGGTCTACCTTTAAGAAAGTTTATTACGATGAATTTTTAGGTCGGGCTGTTAGTAAATTTGTACCCGCAGAACAACTTGTTGTCCCGTACACGGCTACTGATATGGAAACAGTAGAGAATGTATCTCATGTTATTCAAATGACGGAAAATGAGTTACGTAAGAAACAAGTAGCAGGGTTTTATCTGGATGTTGAGGTAAGTGCGTCACAGGTAGACCCTTCTCAAGTAAAGGAGGAAATGGATGATATTTCAGGTGTTGCTCCGACACACATGGATACTGATGTTACGTTACTTGAGTGTCATGTTAATTTGGATCTTGAAGGTTTTGAGGACGTATCTGAAGACGGGGAACCGACTGGTATCAAGTTACCTTATGTTGTCACGTTATCGGAAGAGACTGGAAAGGTCCTAAGTGTAAGAAGAAACTGGAAAGAACAAGATCCGGACAAAAACAAAATTCAATACTTTGTTCATTTTAAATTTTTACCGGGGTTTGGCTTTTATGGGCTTGGTTTAATTCATATGATTGGCGGGTTAAGTCGAACAGCTACTGCTGCGCTTCGTCAACTTATAGATGCTGGAACTTTGGCTAACCTTCCTGCGGGATTTAAGGCTAGAGGTTTAAGAATTAGAGATGATGCAGAGCCTCTTTCACCGGGTGAGTTTAGAGATGTAGATGCTCCAGGAGGCGCTATACGTGATTCGTTAATGCTTCTACCTTATAAAGGAGCGGATAGTACACTATTTCAATTAATGAGCTTTTGTGTAGACGCTGGTCAACGATTTGCGGCTGTATCCAATCTTCAGGTAGGTGACGGCAACCAGCAAGCTGCCGTTGGTACTACTATTGCGCTTCTTGAACAAGGGGCCAAGGTTATGTCTGCTATACATAAGAGGCTCTATTATGCACAGAAAGAAGAGTTTAAGTTACTAGCAGGAGTCTTTGGAGAGTACCTACCTCCTGAGTATCCTTACGATGTAGTGGGTGGAGAAAGAACTATCAAAGCTAAAGATTTTGATAGTAGGGTAGATGTAATACCTGTGGCTGATCCTAACATATTTTCTATGTCTCAACGTGTAACCATGGCCCAGACAGAATTACAATTAGCCCAAGCTGCTCCAGATATTCATAACCTACATGAAGCTTATCGAAGAATGTACAAGGCTTTAGGAGTACGTGATGTAGATGCTATATTAAAACCTGTGCAAGAAGGTGAGCCTACGCCTAAAGATCCAGCTATAGAAAACTCAGAATCTTTAGAGAACCTGCCTTTGGTAGCTTTTGAAGGTCAAAACCATGATGCTCACATTATGGCGCATCTAGTTTTTGGATCCTCTGGAATGGTTCAACAGATGCCCGCGGCTGTTATGGCTTTGCAAAAACATGTTATGGAACATGTTTCGATAAAAGCTAAAGAACAGGTAGCTGCTCAGTTGCAGCAACAGTCTCCCAATGCAGAACCTACTCAGGAAGAACTTATTCAAATTGAATCTATGGTTGCAGAACTTATATCCCAAGGTATGCAGGAAGTTAAAGCGGTTAGTATGCAAATTAGTGGCGGTGGCGGTGAACAGGATCCGTTGATATCTCTTAAAGCTAAGGATCTTGAAATTCGTGAGAAAAGAGATCAGAATGAATCAATGATAGATTCACAAAGGTTGGCTCTTGAAAAAGAAAAAACCGCTATTAATGAAAGATTGGGTCAAGATAGGATACAGTCTACTGAAGATATAGCTCAAGCACGTATTAATGCGGCAAAAGAACGTGAATCAATGAGGCAAACACAGCAAAAATAGGAGATTATTATGGCTAAGAAAAAAGGTAAATCTAAAGAAACCGTTAGCAAAGGTATGGAAATAGACGGTCAAGGTTTTGTTCCCTACAATGGATCAGAAGAAATATCTTCCGAATCTGGAGATGGGGGTTACGCTGGTGGCATGGTTAGCGGAACGTCACGAGGAATGGGTGAAGCTATTCGAGGCGGTTCTTTTAAAGTTTGTTAGGAGTTTAAAGTGGCTAAAACTGCGGCTTGGCAAAGAAAAGAAGGTAAGAACCCAAAAGGTGGATTAAACGCCAAAGGTAGAAAATCTTACAAAGGAGGCACCCTCAAAGCACCTGTTAAATCAGGTGACAACCCTAGAAGAGCTTCTTTTTTAGCTCGGATGGGTAATATGAAGGGTCCTGAAAAAGATTCTAAAGGAAAACCTACTCGATTACTACTAAGTCTTCGGGCTTGGGGAGCTTCTTCCAAATCAGATGCTAAGTCTAAAGCAAAAGCTATATCCAAAAGAAACAAAAACAAAAAGGTTTAATTATGTCTCTTTATGAAAATATAAACAAACGGAAAAAAACTGGAAAATCTAGAAGCAAGAAAAACAGCACTATTTCAAAAAAAGCTTACGATAATATGAAAAAAGGTTTTCCTAAAAAGAAAAAGAGGGCGTAATGATTAAAGACATAAAAAGTTGGTTGAAACAAAGATTTTTGGAACCTTCTAGTTGGGTTGCACTTAGTGTATGTGTTCTTTGCTTAGGTTTTTTATTTAATTCTTGGCTTTCATTTTTTGTTCTTTTAGCTGTTTTAATTAGCCTAGCCGGAATTTTTCTAAAAGAAAAAAGTGGTTTGTAGTACCTTATTGGAAAAGAAATGTTTTATTCTTTTGTTATTGTCTGCGTTTTAGCAGGTCCTTGCCCCATGAGGGTAGATGATTTGCGAGGGCCTTATGTTACGTCAGAGGAATGCCTTTTAAGAAGTTCTGTTTTAATTAAAGAAGTAGCGTTAAGGTATCCTGTAATTAAGGTAGAAGGTGTGTGCATTGAAGTCACCCCAGAAGAAAAAGAAGAAAAAGATGATTCAAAAGAAACTGGAACCGGGAAGTTCATATAATGAGCTTGATCTTAATGCTGACGGCGTGGTAGACGATTCGGAGTTAAATGTTGTCGAAGCTTTATCCCAACATGAAAAAGCTGATGCACAGCGAAGGATGGCTTGGGTAGCTATGATTTCAATGCTTGTCTTTACAGCCGCACTTTTCCTACCTATTTTTCCAGATGGACGAATTAAAGCTCTCGCAGATTTGTTTGGTTTATTTTATATTGGACAAGCAGGTGTAGTTGGTGCATATATGGGTATGACCGCATACATGAACGTGAGAAAAAGTAAATGATTTCTTTGCTTGGAACTTTATTAGGACTTGGTACTTCTATAGTACCTGAAGTAATTGGTTTTTTTAAACAAAAACAGGCTGACAAACACGATTTAGAAATGCTGGAAGCAAAAGCTAAGTATGCAGACCAGATGTCTAAGTTAAAAATTAAAGAGTTAGACTCAGAAGCTGAGATAGCTGAAACCAAAGGTCTTTATGAGCATGATAGAAGTATTGACGCTGGAGGATTTGTCAACGGTCTTAGGGGTTCTGTGCGCCCTGTCATTACTTATATGTTCTTCTTAATGTTTGCAGCCGTAAAAGGCACTATGATCTATGCAATGATAACGAATCAAAACCTTGATTGGACTATAGCCATCGAAACAGCTTGGGATTCGGACACCGCTGCCGTTTTTTCGGCTATAATAGCGTTTTGGTTTGGAAATAGAGCCATGTCTAAGGCTAGAGCGTGGCAAGTTGAGAAAAAACAGTTAAAATAAGGGTAAAAATGGACGGCATACACCTAGCAGAGCACCTAATAAAGGTCATAGACGAAAGAAGAGCCCGTATTATTGAAATGTTAGCGGGTGATTCGGTAAAAAGTATGGAAGAATACAAAAAACTGGTTGGCTCAATTGAATCTTTAGATTATATAAGACTAGAGTTAAGAGAAATCCTAGAAAAGGTAGATTAATGTCAAAAAACACTAAGAATATTATTTCTATTGATGAAGCTTACATAAAACCAGCAGATAAGGTTCTGGATCCGGATAAAATTGATCAAGATTCTTTAGCTAGGTTACCTTCTCCTACCGGATGGCGGTTATTAATACTTCCTTATCGAGGTAAAGGTAAAACACAGGCTGGTATAATACTTCCTGACCAAGTATTGGAAAGGGAGTCTGTAGCCACTGTTTGTGGGTATGTATTAAAAGCTGGTCCTCTAGCTTATAAAGATGATAGTAAGTTTACTACAGGTCCTTGGTGCAAGGAAAAGGATTGGGTAATTTTTGGAAGATATGCGGGTGCTCGTTTTAAAATTGACGGCGGCGAGGTTCGTATTCTAAATGACGATGAGATAATAGCCGTTGTACAGGATCCGGAAGACATCCTGCATTATAACTAACATGGAGACAAGACCATGCCTGAAACAGAAGAAGAGATGGTAGATATTCCTTCAGAAGGAGAATCTGTCAATATTGAAGTTAATCAAGAAGATGTGCCTGAAGAGTTAAAAACAGCGGGCATTGAATCTGATGAATCTGACGAAGAACATCAGGACTACAGTAAAAAAGTTCAAAAACGTATTGATAAACTTACTCGAAAAGCTAAAGAAGCAGAAAGGCAGCAGGAAGCGGCTTTAACTTTTGCTCGTAACGTGCAAGCTGAGAACGAGAACTTAAAAGGCAAAGTTCAAAATCTTGATGTAGGGTATGTTAATGAGTACTCAGATAGGATTGATAGTCAGTCAGAATCCCTAGAAAGGGAGCTGGAAACGGCTATTGCAACTAGCGATACGTCAGCCCAAGTAGAAGCTCAGAAAAAACTTTCTCAGTTAGCTATAGAACAAGAGCGGGTGAGAGCGGCAAAGGCTGAACAAAGACGTATTCAAGATAGCGCAGCGGCACCACAGCAGCAAGCTAGTCCACCACAGCAACAAGTTCCTACAAGACCGGATCCTGAGGCAGAAGAATGGGCTAATAAGAACACTTGGTTTGGTGAAGATGATGCAATGACTTTTGCAGCTTTTGGTATCCATAAAAAGCTTGTAGAACAAGAAGGCTTTGACACAAGCAGCCAAGAGTATTACACTGAAATAGACAAAAGAATTAGAGAGGCCTTTCCTCATAAATTTAAGGAAACTTCTCAAGAAATTCCTTTAACGGAAGCTCGTAGACCACAACAGTCTGTGGCTTCTGCAACCCGTTCCAGTAATGCTGGACGCAAAACAGTTAAGTTATCGCCTAGTGAAGTTGCAATAGCGGCTAAATTGGGTGTTCCACTTGACGAGTACGCGAAATACAAACGCTGATGGAGAACGAAAACATGGAAAAGAATGAAATAGATCGCACTCCCCGCGCTTCCAAGACAGCGGCAAGAAAAGAACGCCGTAAACCTTGGACACCCCCGTCTTTATTAGACGCACCTCCAGCACCACAAGGCTATGTCCATAGATGGATAAGAGCAGAAGTTAGAGGCTTTGATGACCGAAAAAATGTTTCAGCCCGTTTAAGAGAAGGTTGGGAATTGGTTAGAAAAGAAGAGTACCCTGATTTTGAAGCTCCTACTCTTGATTCTGGGCGTTATGAAGGCGTTTTTGGTGTAGGTGGTCTGATGTTGGCTAGAATTCCAAAAGAAATTGTTGAAGAACGGTCTGGTTACTTCAAAGATATGAGTGAAGATGTTATGCAAGCCGTAGACAATGACCTTTTGAAAGAAACCCAACATCATTCGATGGCTATTCAGAAACCTGAACGTCAATCGCGTGTTACGTTTGGTGGTCCTAAGCAACCTAGTTAAGTTTAGGACTTTATATTAATTGTTTTGCTTTTATAAGGAATTAAAAAATGGCAAATCTCAACGGAAGTTTTGGACTTCGACCTATTAGTAAATTAGGTGGTGGATCCAACTCTACTGGTCTTACGGGATATACTCCTTATGAAATCGCTAATGGAAATACTGACAAAATTTATCATGGGCAGGTGGTTATACCTCTTGCTTCCGGTTATATCGACCATACAGCTAACGCTGCTGGTGGAACTGTCAGTCATCTAGGCGTATTTCAAGGATGTGAGTATGTTTCTAGTACCACTGGAAAACCCACTTGGAGCAACTACTGGCCCGGATCTGGTGCCGATAGTAATCACCCAGTTAAGGCATTTATAAATGACGATCCTAGTCAATTATATGCAATAGCTACGGATGCTTCGTGGACAAGTAAGGCAACTGCTCGTGCAAGTGTCTTTTTAAATGCAAGTCTTTCTACCGGGATAACGGGTAGTGATACTAGCGGAATATCTTATGGCCGCTTAGCTATCAGTACTCTTGCTACAACCAACAGCTTGACTCTACGAGTTATGGGTTGGGTAGATGACGCATCAAACTCTGATTTCACCGCTGCGGGTATTGGTGCAATCGTAAGGTTGAACAACAGCTTTAATGCACCTACGGGTTCCATTGCTGCTGGTACTGTTTCAACCACTGGCGTATAGGAGGCTTAGAAAATGGCTATAAGTAGAGCACAACTCGTAAAAGAGTTAGAACCCGGCCTCAATGCCTTATTTGGACTTGAGTATGATCGTTATTCTCAGGAGCATAAGGAAATTTTCACTATGGAAAATTCTGATCGTGCTTTTGAGGAAGAAGTCATGTTATCCGGTTTTGGATCAGCACCGACTAAATCTGAAGGGTCAGCAGTAACTTTTGATGACGCTCAAGAGGTGTATACAGCTAGATACACGATGGAGACAATTGCTTTAGCATTCTCCATTACTGAGGAAGCTGTAGAAGACAATCTTTATGATCGTCTTGCTTCTCGTTACACTAAAGCTTTGGCACGTAGTATGAGCCAAACTAAAGAGGTAAAAGGAGCATCTATTCTTAACAATGCGTTTGACAGTGGTTTTACTGGTGGTGATGGACTTGAACTATGTTCAACAGTTCATACGCTTGCCAGCGGAAACACTTTTCGTAACGAACTAGCAACAGCAGCAGATCTTAACGAGACTAGCCTTGAGCAGTCTTTGATTGATATTGCTGGGTTTGTTGACGAAAGAGGTCTTAAAATTGCAGTTCGAGGAATGAAAATGATTATTCCAAAAGAACTTCAGTTTACGACTGATCGTTTGTTAGAATCTACACTTCGCCCAGGATCAGCAGATAATGATGTTAACGCCGTTAGGAACATGGGTATGCTTCCAGACGGGTATAGCGTTAACCATTTTCTTTTAGATCCTGATGCGTTTTTCATCATGACTGACGCACCAAATGGTTTGAAGGGTTTCAATAGAACCCCTGTAAGAACCTCTATGGAAGGTGATTTTGATACAGGTAACGTAAGGTATAAGGCTAGAGAACGCTATGCGTTTGGTTGGTCAGATCCTCGCGGTATCTTCGGATCGCCCGGTGCTTAATTGAATTAAGGAGAGGGGAAACTCTCTCCTTATTTTCTGGGATTTTTTGACCTTTTAGACTGCCCCAGCAGACGCTTACAAGACTATAAGGTCATTACTTTGTAAGGAGTAACCTATTATGGGTACCACAACTTTTAACGGCCCAGTCCGTTCACAAAATGGTTTTCAAGAAATTACAGTGGCTGCTACTACTGGACTTGTTACACAAAAACAATTTGAGATACAAACTGTAGCGACTTCTGGTATTAATAATATTGTTGATACAAATGGTTTTTCTGGTACAGCAACGGCTGCTGGAGCCAACAACGCTAGTTTAGACACAGGAGCAACCATTTTTGGTATTACTCCTAACACTCACGGTTCTGGTATTCCAGACGTAGCCATTAACACTTTTGTTAACAAGGTTGGCGGTACTATTGTAACCTCTATTCTTGTTGATCTTCATGGCGGCTTTGACGGTTCTGCTTCGGTGGATCGAGTTATTGGTGACGGAACTGAAGCTAATGCTTATATCGCAGAATTAACTAAAGAAGTTAACGGTATACCTATTCTTCTTGAGTTTGGTTGCGTAGAAGTGCCAACAGGCGGTGATCCAGATATCAACGTAGATATTTCCGCTACAGGGACAACCGCTGGAGGAACCGCGCCTACCAGTACAACCCAGATGATGAACAACGGTGATCTTACTTTAGGCTATTACAACTCTGTTGATGCGGGTGCTGTTATGGCAGCTTTGTCTAAAAAGTACGTCTATCTTGTTGCAGGGGCGGCTACAAACGCTGCTTATACAGCGGGTAAGATTTGGATTCGCATAACTGGCATGAACGTTGACTACGCTAATGGTTAATAATATAGATGGGGGCTACAACCCCCATCTCCTTTTAAGGAGTGAGCTATGGCTGATGCTGTAACAACCACTACTATTATAGACGGTCCTAAAGAAACAGTAATTTATTGTACTAATACTAGCGATGGGACGGGTGAATCTGCTGTTACCAAAGTAGATATTTCTGAGTTATCTAAACTTCAGGACGGTACTGCTTGTACAAGTGTTAAACTTAAAAAAGTAGTGTTTACTAATGTTGGTATGGGAGTAAAAATTCTTTGGAACGCTTCTACTAACGTCATAGCAGTTGAGTTACCTGCTGATTATTCCGATTCTCTTGACTATTCGGATATTAGTGGTCTTCCCAATGTTGCGGCATCTGGTGGTAAAACTGGAGATATAAAACTTACCACAGTTGGTCACACAAGTGGAGACACTTACTCTGTAGTACTGTATTGTTTAAAACAATATTAAGTAGTACTAAGGAAAGCCAGTACGTAGTTCTTTGAACGCTATCTGGCGGGATAGAATGAGAGGTTTTTATTATGGCTGTTTCGGGGTCAAAGGATTTTGAACCAAATGTAGCGGACTATATCGAAGAGGCTTTTGAAAGATGTGGTCTAGAGTTGAGAACTGGTTACGATGCTAGAACTGCTCGAAGGTCCTTAAATTTCTTGTTAGCAGACTGGGCTAATAGAGGTTTAAATCAATGGACAATAGGGCAGGTAACGCAAACGGTAGCTTCAGGTGTTGTAGAGTATCCTGTTGGAACTATAACTTTAACCGTCACGGCTAGTTCAAGTTTTACTTTGGGTGAGTTAATTACGGGCGGTACTAGTGGAGCTACAGCCTCTGTTATAACTAAACCTTCTTCGACTACTATGACAATAACGGTCCCTACGGGAACTTTTGTAGCTGCTGAAACAATTACCGGGGGAACTAGTTCGGCTACTACAGCGGTATCATCAGCACCTTCCTTTGAAGATGTGCAATCTACCATTGATTTACTGAACGCTGTTGTTCGCCGTGGTGGTGACGATCTTTCTATTAACCGAATCAGTAGAGATGATTATCTTTCTATTCCAAATAAGTCTACTACTGGAAGGCCTAACCAGTACTTTGTACAAAGGTTAATAACACCTGTTATCAAAATTTGGCCTACTCCAGAAAACAGTACTGATCAGATAATTTACGACAGGCTTGTACGAATAGATGATGCGGATGCTTCTGCAAACACTCTTGGAATACCTTTTAGGTTTTACCCTTGCCTAGCCGCAGGTCTTTCCTATTACCTAGCGTTAAAAAGAGCCCCTGATAGAATACAGTTGTTGAAAGGCCTTTATGAAGAAGAGTTTGCTAGGGCTGCGGAAGAAGATAGAGACAAAGTTAGTGTTAACTTAGTTCCTTCTTTTACGTTTGTAACGGGGGCCTAGCTATGGGTAAATGGGCTACTGGAAAATACGCTTTAGGGATTTCAGACAGGTCCGGAGCAGCCTATCCTTTACGTAGTATGCGTAAAGAATGGACGGGTATGCTTGTTGGATGGGATGAGTGGGAACCAAAACAACCTCAACTTAATCCTATCAAAGCACCTGCTGATGCAGAAGCTTTAAGAGATGCTAGGCCTGATCGTACAGCGCCCGCGGTAACCGTTTTACTGCCTTTGAATTCTTTTAAAAGTGGATCTTCTGGATCGAGTGTTATTACAGTTACAGAACCAGGACACGATAGAAGTACAGGAGATACAGTTTGTTTTAGAAGTTTAAATAATTTTGATGGGTTTACGTCTGGAGCAATTGAAAATTCTAGCGGTTATTCCGTAACAAAAACAAATTCTTCAAAATATACTTTTGACGTTAGTAGTAGTGGTTCTAGCGAAACAGCCTCTACCGGAGATATCTCCGGTGGGGGAGGAACGGCCTCAGCAGGGCCTGTCACAGTGAGTGCATAGAGATGGCTTTTACCTTTACAACTCTTAAAACAGCAATACAAGACTACACTGAAAACACTGAATCAACTTTTGTAAGCCAGTTACCGCGTTTTATATTAAATTCAGAAGAACGTATTCTTAAAGAATGTCAATTAGATGTTTTTAGAAAAAATTCTACCGGAACTGCTACTTCAGGGAATAAATTTTTAACAAAACCTACCGATTTTCTTTCTCCGTTTTCTTTAAGCGTTTCTAATAATTCTAATAATGAATTTCTTTTATACAAGCACGTTACTTTTATACAAGATTTTACACCTAACCCTAGCACTACAGGTGTTCCTGCTTATTACGCCGATTGGAACGATACGGCTTTTATACTAGCACCTACCCCTGACTCAGCTTATACTGCGGAACTACATTATTTCTACAGGCCTACGTCTATTACGACTTCTTCGGACGGAACAAGTTGGCTTGGAACAAATGCTGAGTTAGCTCTTTTATACGGTGCTTTAGTTGAAGCTTACACTTTTATGAAAGGTGAAGATTCGTTACTATCTTTATATAATAACAGGTTTCTTGAAGCTATCCAATGGCTTAAAATTTTAGGGGAAGGTAGAAAAACAAGAGACGAGTATGTATATGATAAAGTAAGGAAAGATGTAGCCTAATGCTTGATTGTAATGGAAAAGGAGACATTGGGGATGTAATGGTTTATACATCTAATGACGGCGGTCATTCTTCCGAACAAATTGCGGACATGGCTTTAAATAAAATTATGTTTGTTAGTGAAACCGCGCCTCCTGTCATACGGGATCAAGCCATGGCTCACCGAGACAAGTTAAAAGAAATACTTATGTATTACATGAAAAGTATGGCACAAAGTGAGAGAACAACAATTTGCGCTTTGATGGAAAAGCAAGGCCATAATGATATGGCTGAGATTATAAGGAGACTTTGATATGGCTGTAGGCACTTCTGCAATATGCGGAACATTTAAAAGAGAGATATTAGCAGGTATTCATTTCTTAACTGCTCACACTAGAACAGGGTCTAGTGCAATTGGTGCGGATACGATTAAGATTGCTATGTTTACTAATAGTTCTTCTATTGACGCTGATACTACTGGATATACTACCGGAAATGAAGTCAGTGGGACAAATTACACGGCTGGTGGAAATACTTTAGCAAGTATAACGATTGGGTTGGGGGACAATAGTAGCTCTGTTCCAACAGCTTTTGTTGATTGTGCAGATACTACTTGGTCCAGTTCAACTATTAGTAATGCTAGAGGGGCTTTGATATATAATAGTACGTTAAGTTCAGCCGGAACAGGGTCAACAACAAATCACGCAGCAGACCCTTCGGTGGCTGTAATTAATTTTGGTGGTGATAAATCTTCAAGTGCTGGAGACTTTACTATTCAAATGCCTACTAATGATGCAAATAGTGCACTGATTAGGATTGCATAATGTCTACAACGTTTACCGTAACTGTAGTTTCTACAGGAAGTGGTAATAAATATGCTATAAATGGCAATCAACAAGCTAGTTTAAATTTAGTAGAAGGGGCTATTTATAAATTTGACCAAGCAGATAGTTCAAATTCTGGTCATCCTTTAAGGTTGTCTACTACTTCTGATGGGTCGCACAACAGTGGTTCGGAATATACTACGGGAGTAACTACATCAGGAACTCCGGGATCTTCAGGAGCATACACTCAAATACAGGTAGCAGTAGGTGCTCCAACTCTTTATTACTATTGCACGAATCACTCCGGTATGGGTGGAACGGCAACTACAGATGTTGCAATATCTGGATGGAATAGAGGAACATGGAATCAAGGTGCTTGGAACGAGGCGTTGCCTATTTCGATTACGGGTGTTTCAGCAGCCACTGCAACTGGTTCCCCTATAATTGCTTTTGTTACTAACGCAACGGGTGTTTCAGCAGCAGCTTCGGTTGGTTCCCCCACTGTAAACAGTGATATGGTGTTTATTCCTTCTGGTGTTTCGGCAGCAACTGCGGTAGGGTCTACAGAAGTTGATATTATAGAAGTTATTTCTGGTGTTTCAGCAGTAGCTTCTGTTGGAAGCCCTATAATTTGGATGACAGTAAACACCTCCCAAGAACCGCATTTTGGGGCAGACGATTGGAGTAATATTAGTACAACACAAACACCAAGCTGGACAGAAATAGCAGCATAATAGGATAAAGTCATGGCATCATCATATACAACAAGTTATGGAATAGAAAAAATAGGGTCTGGAGAACAGTCAGGAGCGTGGGGAACTACTACTAACCATAACCTTGATATTCTTGACCGTATAGCGGCATATAAATCAGTTGCGCTTTCTGGAAGCACTCACACCTTAACAGTTAGAGAAGCTTCTCCTGGATCAGGAACGGAAAACCTTCAAGATGGAATGTTTAGGGTAATTAAATTTACAGGTGCTTTAGGGGCTAATAACACTGTAACAATAGCTCCGAACACTACTGCTGCTTATTTTTTAATAATAAACTCAACTACTGATTCAGGAGGGAGTGGACCTTATAGCGTTATTCTTACTCAGGGTTCTGGTGCAAACGTAACAATTGCTAATGGATTTGCTGATCTTGTTTATTGTGATGGAGCGGGAGGTGGCGCAGTCGTATACAGCTTTTTTGCAAGTAAGTTAACATTAGGCGGTTTTTCAACAGCAGCAGCAACTATTACCGGAGGTTCTGTAACAGGTATTACTGATCTAGTTGTAGCTGATGGAGGGACAGGAGCGTCTACTTTTACAGATGGCGGTGTTCTTTTAGGAAATGGTACAGGCGCAATTCAAGCGATGGCTGTACTTACCGATGGACAGATGATTGTTGGAGATGGAACAACTGATCCAGTTGCGGAAAGTGGTGCTACTCTTAGAACTTCTATTGGTGTAGCAATTGGAAGTGATGTTCAAGCATATAACGCAGATACTTTGTTTGCCGATGTAGCCGATAATCTCACGGCTGGTTTTTCAACAACGGTACACGATGCTGGAACCAAATCTTCAGGAACTTATACACCCGATCAAGACGATGGTAACATTCAGAGGGCTATAAACGGTGGGGCGCACACACTAGCGCCAACTACAGATGATTGTGCCGTGATTATACAGTACACAAATAACGCCAGTGCTGGAACCATTACCACTTCTGGATTTACAAAAGTTGATGGTGATGACATTAGCACAACAAACGGAGACGACTTTTTTTTCTACCTGACTAAGGCAAACGGATTTTCACTTCTGACTGTGAAGGCTTTACAGTAATGTTCGCCTCTATTTACTCAATGCAGGGTGGCATATCGTCAGCGGCTGGTGGCGACTTCTTCGCTACAGGCGGCAACACTATCGCTGGTGCCGGCCTTGATATTGCCCACACATTCACGGCTAGTGGCACGTTTGCCGTTGTAGCTGGTTCAACTGCGGTTAGCTATCTCGTTATAGCTGGCGGTGGCGGCGGCGGTTCTGGGTTTGGTTCCGTTGGCGG